CACCATGTGCACCACCTAAACCAAAGTGTGTGTTGACCCCTTTATAGTTTATGTTGTACTTGAAACCACCTCTTAAGTTAGATGGGTCTAGTTCAACATGTTTAAATCTATCTAATAGAACATTAAACTCTGCAGACTTAAAATTAACATAAGGCAATATTATATCTTTGAACTTTATAGTTTCTCTATAAGTTCTCATCTTTTTTAATTCACCTTTAGGTATATTTAATAGTCTAGATAAGTAATAACCAAATAGTTCTTTACTTATTCTTGGTTCTGATGCGCTAAATAGATTAATACCATACTCTTTTGTCAATGTTTTACGTAAACTTACTAAAGATTTAGATCTATTAAAGATTTCTTTAGTTGACTCAACATCATTTATACAGTATTCTATTATAGTGTCAAGTTGTTCTTGCGTCTCTATTTCTGTCTCATGAGACAAAGGCATATCAAGAATATTTTGCCAATCCATACTGTACTGAATCCACTTCAAGCTAGAGCGCTTAGCAGGATTATCCCAGTGATGCATTTTAAATATATCTATCTGCCCTATAACCATTTTCCATATTGGATATTCTGAAAACTGTTTGTTGTTTGCAGCAGTTATAGTTTTTTGTGCATATCTATATATGGCTCTTGCAACTTCATCAGCAGTTCCGTGTCTCCAATCCTTATGATTATCTATTATATAATGAGTGACCTGTGCATCAAAGGCAAGGCCATTGAATGAAATGTGCCACTCTCTATTATTTATATTTTGTATTAAGAACTCAATGAAAGCATCTCTATCATCTCTTAGTTCATGTATTACAAACACCTTTTGCTCTTCAGTTTTATAGTGTTTAAATACTGCAACAAAGCAGTTTGATAGGGTTTCATAGTCCATTACCCAATGTTTCATATGCATATGTAATTGTTATAGCCAAAAAAAGCCTACGTCAATAGGCTTCTTTTTTTAAGGATAGTAGTAATTGGACCCACTACTGTCCTGGTAATATAATTTTAGATGTTTCCGTTTTTTTAATATCAACATCAATAAACTGTTTATAATCAAATGTATCTGCATTGATTGCAAAAATGTTTATGAAATTTTCAATATCATTTTTTTCAGCTACATAGTACTCAGAATAGGTTTGTTGACTTACTCTTTGTTCTTTAACAGTTTTACCGGTTGCTTTATTAGGAACCTTAAGCCTCATTGGTTGACCGTCATCATTTAATCTTGGCACCATATGGAATGATTGTTTATTATTCACACCAATACATGCTAGAATACCAGATGATGGGTCAAACATGGCTTCAATATACGGAGCTTCTTTGCTCACAGGAATTAAATTAAAACTCTTAGCTCCTCTAAAAGAAGAGTTAACAAGCATCATGTTTTTACCTATACTCATATTTGATTATTTTCCCAAAGATAATGAATTTTTGAAATTATGCAAATCTATTTTCATAGGATATGAATAATAAAGTGTTTCTTTTATTTTATCAGGAGCACTACATAACTCGTGTACTTCTTGTATAAGCTCAAAGTCAACATTAAAAAATTCAGAATATAATTTATGTAAATCTTCATCAGGGCTTAAAAAAGATTGAACATATGATGATATCTTTCCTTGACCACCAAAGTAATCAAGGATAGCTATCTTACTGTCTACACCGAATGCAGAGTATCTCCCTTCTATAAATTTATCATAGTCATGTCTAAAGTCTTTCATGTCAAATATTATAATTTGTTCTTCTCCCAAATCATAATGTTCCATTTTATTATTTAATAATGGTAAATGTTTTATTTGAAAGTCTTGAAAGCTAGTATTATATTTAGTTTTATATAGACAAATAAATTTATAGTCAGTATGGTCATATATTTCATCCCAAAAACAGTACGTTTCTGCAGGAACATAGTCAATTCCTTTCTTTAAACGTAGTAGTGGGTATAGAAAGACCTTACTTTTTTGAAAATACTCTGTATAAACACTCTTCATACTATAAATTAACCCTTCTTATTAAGAATTCATAAGGTAAATTAAAGTTTTTGGTGTCAAAATGGTGTTTTGCAGCTTCTAAAGCATTAAATAAGTCATCCATCCAGCTTGACATAGACTCAATAGATACATTAAAAATATACACTTGATCATAACTATCTATTACAATAAATCTAAATCTAATAGTATAATCTTTCTTTTCTTCTGGTAAATTTTCAAACACAAGCTTGCTATATACAGCCGCCTGTAACCAATAGTTATAATACTCTACAGTATCTTTAAAATCCGTGATACTTTTTGATGTAGTTTTTAAATCATATATAGTTACTTCTTTTGTGTCATCATTTACTTCATAAAAGTCAATGTACCCATGTAATCCAAAATCATAATTTGCAAGTTCACATTTCAAATATGCTTCTGCATGAGTTGTAATGGGATCTAGTTCAAAGTCTGATTGTTTTTGAGCCAATGCTGTTTTAACTTCTTCATTGTTATTTAGTAGCTCAACTCTATCTTTACATTTATTAAGCGTATCAAGATCAATAATATTTTTGATATCATTCATCATGAATGCCCAATAGTCTGAGTTATCTGATGTTCTTATTTTAGCAATTCTCTGCTCATCTTTCTTGAGACTCTGATAAAGGTTAATCTCTTTAAGAGAATCAAGTATAACAAAGTCCTCAACTTTATCTAGTGATACAGCATCTGTGTATTGTAGCATATTATATAATACTTTCTTTACACTATCTGATGGTGTTTTACCAGGTACAATCTTGAACTTTTCTTTTAGTTTATCAGCTTCAAATAGAAGGCAGTGTATTACACTACCCTCTACAAGATGCTTATCTAACCTAATTTCTTTTTCTTTTAATATATAGTCTTTGTAGAACAAAGATGGAGAAAATAGCAGCCTATTCAGTGATGAATAACTGAAGTTAAAGTCTTTACTAAAAAACTCTTCTTCTTTTTGTTTATCTACTATCATTGTGATAATCCTATAATAAACAATATTAATACTATACCTACTATACCAAGCATTGCTGCTTTAGCATGGCCTTCTACTTGCTCTTTTCTTCTACCCTGTCTGTATTTTTTATCCTCTTCGGTCATAATTATTTAATTTTTGTTGAAGTTTCTGTATTTCAAGTTTTCTCTTTGAACTATACGGTAGAGCCTTAAGCTTAAGAATTTCATCTATGATACTCTTGCGCTCAAGCTCTCTAGCGTTAGTTCCAAAATGTCCTAGATCTCCCATAATTAAAATGGTAAATCATCAAATCCATCAGGCTGAGTAATCTCATCTAAGATTTCTTTACCTGATTCTTCTTTTACAATACAGCTTGAATATTTATCTGATAGTTTTATATCAGCAATATTTATATCTATAACGTTATCATGATCTTTGTTCTTATTAGACAAACCATAACTCTTAATAACATTATTGTATATATCCTCTTGTAATTTATTCCAAGCCCATTCTGTAAAAGATTGTTCTTTTATAAGAGCCCTTATTAAATGTTCATACATGTATATTTGATGTATCTGACTCTGCTGAGGTGTAACATCTAGCATACGTTCTTTCAATGCTTTCACATTTACAGTATTCCAGTTTGTAGCATACCTAATTGTATCATAACCAAATGTCCACATGTAAGCAACTTTATCAAAGCACTCCTCAACATTACAATTTGCAAGCATCTCAACAGCTAATGAACGAGATGTTTCATCTCCAGAATTTATCATCTGCATTGTAGTAATAACTTCATCTTCAGTTATTACATGAGCATCTTCATTACATATTCTATTAATACACTTATCTAATACTAGCTTTTCCTTTTGTAAATTTTGAAATGCGCTTACATTTTCATTTGCTAATATTACATCAGAGTGATATGTTCTTTCTATTCCTTTGTAGTATTGTTGATATGCTTTATCCCAAGCTTGAGAAAATGTTTCTAAATGAGTATTATCATTATTCCATCCTAGGCTAACGTTAATATCTATTCTATCATTATCCTCAATGTTTTCATAGAAGGACTTTATATTATCATAAAACTGATTTGAATACATATCTTTATCTTTGAATACATCAAGACACTTAATAAATAAACCAAGTAGTTCTTTATTATAGTATGAACGCCAACTTACTGTTAGTAAATCTTCTATCATCTTGTTAGATACAATACTATAGTCTGCTTTATTACTGTCTCTAACTACTTTAACATCATACTTTTCTTTCAAAGTTTCTACTTTGACTCTTGGTAATGAAAGTTTTGGATATCTATATAGTTTAGCATTTTGGATTTCAATCATATCTGGCTCACTTGCAATATCCAGTTTTACTATACTGTGAACAGGATCTTTCCATGATACCTTTTCTCCAATCCAATAGCCAATATTATTAACTGATCCTTTTATTTGTACACGATCAGATACTTTATTAATTTTTAATTCATATGCTTTATTCATTTGTATTTAATTTTAAGTATTCAGAAAACTCAGGTTTTACCATACATTTAAAGACATATAATTCTCTATTGTGAATTTGTATCTCTTTTCTTACAATGGGTTCTAAGTATCTGAATGAGTTTGAAGTTAGTAAATCATTTTCTTTTAACCAAATAATCATTTGTTCTGCACTCATATCCATATAGTCATTGACTTTACTATGTCTTACCCAGTAACCTAGGTCTTTGTTTCTTCTTTCATAGTATATATCATGACCAATCTGTTGAGATAGTTCCCACAGAAAATGATGGTTTTTATTACAATCTACTGTTGGTAATAGCTTTAATGCTAATTCTCTATCATCACCACCTGCACGGTGTTGTGATATTAACAAGTCTAGCAATTCTTTTGTAAGAGTTTGCCTTGTTGATGATTCTTCTAGAACAGTTTCTATGTCTACAAATGGAAATGCCTCATCATATTTCTTAGATAATTCTAATCCAAGCCCTGTGAAGTAATCCATTTCATATATACTATCTGTATCCTCATCATCCCATGACCAAGTACCACCATACTTATCTTGATCTTTATCTGTTTGATAAACCAAGCTTTTTTCTGTACCGGGTATATGGTATGCATTATAGTTCCATAAAGCAGCAAATAGTTTTTTACTATTAATATTTGCACTGCTTTCATAACTATCTGACAAGTTGTTGTGTGTCACAATTACATCTGCAATATCTATATCATTTGTTATAGTTATTTTATGCTCTTTTAATGCCATTTTCATTCTGTCTAGTTTTGCAGGACAGTCTGGTATTATAAAAGCTTTCTTGTATCCCTGTCCAACAAGTGTACTTGTATTAGATTTTTTAAGTTTCTCTACAAGCGTATCTCTTAGTGTTGGATCCTGTGCCAAATAAACAGGCATTAGATCACCATAAGCAGACACATAGTGTAATTTACTAGTGTCTGCTAAGTTGTGATGATCTAATACATTTTTAGGAACAGTTTTAAAAATGTATTTACTCATAATTATTTCATTGTCATTTTAATTACTTCAGGTTTCATCATAAGCTTACTAAACTTTTGCTTATTACCATTATAGATGGTTCTAACAATTAGATATTTTAAGTCATTAGTAAAGTAATCTTTTGTTACAAGTGACTCAATTCTATTTGTTACTTTATCATTTATAGTATTATCTTTAGAATATACTACAGCATAGTTTGCAAATCTTGTTGCTAATGTAGACGCAATATCAGCACGATATGTGTCTCCATTACCAATACAGCCTTTTAACTCTCCAAGAATATATTCTTCATTATCATGAGTTAACAGATCCATTGGTGTCACAAGTTTATCTAGCTTATTATTAATAAATGTTGTAAACATTGAAGCAAATGCGTCTCCTACACTACCTTCTCCAATCAACTGTATCAATGTTAAGTTATCCTCAAACTTTTCAAAGCTTGATATTGCATTAAAGAACGTTGTAATAGATCTTGCATTAGTTTCTTGTGTCACAAGTTCAGGATGTAGCAACAAGAAGTTAATACATCTTGTATCTATACCTGCTTCTTCTGCCCATCTAGCCCATACATTTATATCATACTTAAGATTAGCTGTAATATATCTAGTCTTTTGTGCTGGGTCAACACTATTTACCATGTAATCACCGTTATCTGGATTTGCTGTCAATATAATATGCCAGTCCTCAGGTAATGTCCATGATATATATTGTTGTCTGTCAACCAACTCCATTACAGCTTGTATAAACCTCATATCAGCACGGTTCCAGTCATCTAGCAATAGTATACCACCTTTCTTCTTATCAGCAATCCACTCAGGTGCACAGTAAGACATTCTATTTTTGCCTGTCATCATATAACCTTGCTTAAGATATTCTTGCACAGCTAACTCATCTACCCACATACCAACTTTTTTTGTAACTGTGTTTGTAGTACTTAAGTTAGCAAGACTAGCGCCTCCAGCTCTTTGTGTTGCTGTTACCATTTGTAAATCAGAACTATTGCTCTTTACAGGTATTTGCTTTTCTTTGTACATTTGGAACTGACGTACAGGAAATCCTACAAGGTCACCTATCTCTTCTATCTGTGATAGATTCAATTTTACAAAGTCTAGGTTATTATCCTGAGCAAGCTCTATAACCGTAGAAGTTTTACCAATACCTGATTCACCAAGTATTTCTACTGAGACAGGATTCTTACCTTCTTTTCTTATATGTCTATTGTTTGTTATCATGTGATTAACAAACCCTTTTAATTCATCTATATTTAAATTTACTTCTGCCATTTTATTTTAATTTAATTGTATTTTTAATCCTGGTAACTCTTCATTTATTCTACATTGACTACTATGAACCCATAATGCGTTCTTAGGACAGTTTTGTGGAGTATAAGCTTCACCATCTGTTAGATATATTAGTGCTGTATAATTACTTTGGTTGTAGTGATCAATCACCGGTTGGAAGTCTGTCCCTCCTCTACCTTTAATACCCCAATCCTTTTTAGGATTAAAGTCTTCAATAGATGTGATCTGTGTATCACACTGTACCACTGTAATTTTATGACCCGTCTTATGCATGTGGTTTATTTCATTCATAAATTCTATCAACTCATTAGTTGATACTGAGCCAGAAGTATCTACACCAACACATACGTGGTTTTTAGTTTTAATCTTCAAACCTGGGTTTTCACTATACCTTTTGTTATACTTCCTTCTAAGCTTCTTAGTATATATTACACTAGAGTTACCTACAAATCTTTTTAGATAAGCTTTCCAATTGAATTTAGGTGGAGTAATATTTAATAATTTACGTATTAACTCTGCCAATTCTCCTGGTATGTTTCCTCTTCTCTTTTCTGTTTGTTGTGCCACTTCTTTTATCTGATGCTCCACTTGTTTCTTAATCAGTTTCTTTTCTGACTCAGGTAGATTATCAAACTCATCCCATGTATTATGACAATACTGACTATTACCATCCATTTGACCTAATAAATTATCAAGAGATGGAGATGTATTATCTTTCTTAGCTTGCTGTAATAATTCATAGTACTTATCAGTACCTGCTTTAGCTGGCAAATTAAGTTCAGGAAAACTATTTAATGTTAATCCTCCTTCTGGCAAACAACGTTCTGTAATATATTGGTTAATCTCTATATCTGCAGCAATATTAAATAATTGCTTATCACTATAGAGATTCCTTGTAAGCAAGTGACCAAATGATATATGAAGAACTTCATGTTTAAGTAATCCTTTCCTTTGATCTTCATTAAGATTCTCAAGGTACTCTGGATTTACTACTAGTTGTACTCCTATACCATTTTGACTTACACCTGCTGTAGGTATGTCTGTTCTATATGTTTTATTGAGACCAACAATAAAGAGCCCGTAAAAGGGCTCCTCAAGTATTAGTGTCTTAATTGCTTTAGATAAATATTCTCTTACCATTTTATCTCTATTTTTAGTTCTTCTACAAATTCAAATGTCTCACACAAATATCCATTGTATATTTGTCTAGATATTATATCTGTAAAAACCTCCTGTACTTTAGGTGGCATATTCTTACATCTTTTATATAAAGCCCTATAAGTAAAGTCTTTACCTTCAGGCCAATTTATTGCAGGAAACTCTTTAATAAAATTAGCGCGTTTCTCACTTACAAGGTCTTTGCCAAGTAATAGTATAAAGATTTCATGAGGTTTCATATTTTTAATATTAGATAATGCAATCTCATAATCATCAGGTGCACCATTCAATAGTGCTTGTATATTCTTAAAATCTTCTTTTTCCATTAATCATTAATTAGTTGGGCTTTTCTCATCCATTTAGGTCTGACATTACCCATTATACATGTCATCCATTCTTTTGCAGATGGTATATAACCATTGCAATCTTCTTTTACATGTTGTTCTCCAACATATCTTGTATATACTGTTTTACCATCTGAGTTGATAAAACTTTTTCCAAATATTTGTTCTGCTTCAAAGATCCCTTCAGAGTGGTGGCGGAACATACGGTGATTAGAGTGACCCAACCATCTTTTAGTGTCATCAAACCAATTATGTATTGGTTCATAGTCACTAGTTTGTCCACCCCACTTCCTGCAAGAACTCTTGCTGTGTAGTAGCGGGTGTGCCATATAAATAAATTATCAAATTTCAGCTAGGGAGAAATATAAATAGGACAAAAAAATCTACTGCTGGTATGTACCAGGCAGCTGACCCATCCTTACTTTATATTGTAATGGTATATCATCAAAACTGTTGTCAAATTTATCAAACACTGAGTCACCTTCACTTGTATAAGACTCTACAGTTCTTTGATAATACTGAAGCTCAAATGAACCGGTATCTGTATTTATAGTCAAGTTACCATAACCTCCTTCATTATTTACCCAGTCACCGTGCTTACACGCTTCATAATCTACCTTATCATAGAATAGGTCTCTTATTTGATCTTCAGTTTCATTTGGATTCTCAGGGCCTTGATACCCTTGTTGCCATGAACTAAGTCCATTCATGTCTATATATTCTACTTCATCTATATCCCCACTGTCACCAGAACCAGAGAAATTAATTTGTATTTCTGCTATTCCTTGATCTTTTAGCTTTTGAAGTAGTGCTGTCTTTAATATGTTTGTCTTTTCTATGTCCTTTTGATTGTACATTTTCTTCTTCTTCTTTTAAGATTTCTATAAATACACCTGGATTTACTTTGTCATACCTGTATTCAGGGAACACTGGTACTATATGATTCATATCATCATCTTCAATCCATCCGTGCTTAACCATATCATCCTGTATTGTTTGTGCAGGATTTATATAATCAAACTTGTGTCTTGTACCTCTAATAAAAGTGAAAGCTATTTTGACAGGGAGTTTGTATTTTTCAAGTTCCTTTGCAAACAAAGGACCATATTGTTCAAAATACTGTTTTGTTTTCTTTCTATAATTCATTACAGTCTTACTTGCAATAAAATATTTGCCTGTCCATCTTCTTCCGTTCTTACTACTTGGTACATTACCTGGTATAAACCACTTCATAACTATTGTTTTAAGGTTGTTATTAAAAGAGATCTAAGAGAATGTGCAATTGTTTGTGCAGAGTGTTGCTTTACAGCATCTGAAATATCTTTACAATTATTCAGTGAGCAGCCATCTAAGTTATACATCTCTTTATACTTATCTATAGCTTTTTTGCCTGCTTCATCATTGTCAAACAATGTTATTACTTTCTTATACTTCTTCTTTAAATTTTCAACAATATACGGTTTTATTATTGTATTCTCACTGTCAGGTGCAATTACTTCAAGTTTGAACCCAAAGCTCTTAAGACACATTGCATCTTTAAGTGATGAACATATAACTAAATAAGGCTGATTGAATTTCAATTGGTCATATCCTTGTAAATAGGGTTTAACCTTATGAAACTTATGCCTTTTTGATAGAGGTTGATATATCTTATAGATATTACCTTCTTTATCAAAGTAACCATACATGTGTTTACCTTTAATTTGTAATGATTTGATTTCACCATCATCTTCTTTGACCATATTGTAGTAGTCTATAGGTCTAACGTTATATTCCTTTAATAAACTACTGCCAATATTATATGCTAGCCAATATTCAGCGTCAATGTCAAACCAACTTCTTTCTTTTATAAAGTCAACTTTCCATTTTGCAGCTATTTTAAAATCTGTTTTACCAGATCCGTTTGTCTTAGCATATTTATTATAGTCTTCTACTATCCGGGTTACTGCTTGTGAATAATCTATACTAAACAATTCTTTCACAAGATCTATCTTACTTCCATACTTACCAGTAGAAAAGCATTTAAATTTATACTGCATTATAGATTTGTCTACAAAGATACACATTGATGGTGTTCTCTCAGTAGGATTAAATACAGATTTAATTTTAATGTCTTGACCCGTAAGTGTTTCTGATAGTGTTAGATAGTGTTGGAATACCCAATAACTAGGTACATTTGATTCTCTTGATACTAAGTTTTTTGTATTTAGCATTCTATAAATATAATAAATAAATCAAAAGGGTGGAAGTCAACCACGAAAACCACCCCTTATCATTATTAATATTTACAAATCAAAGTCATCACCAGCGTTTACTGTTGTCTTTGCTGGCTCAAAACTACCTGTAGAAGAACTTTCTTTCTTTTGAATTCTTCTCAAGTGATCCTTTTCATTGAATGTTAGTAGTCTGCTGTTCTCTTTATTTAGAGCTTCTAATGGTATCCCATCTTTTGACATACGTGGTAAGAACAGATCTAGGTTTACATAACCGTCTTTGTTTTCCCACTCTCTACCGCCAATACAAGCATTAAAGAACTCACTGTTAGAGAATAACTTATTGCACTCAACCATAAAGTCTTCTATGGTATTTGCCTCAATCTTATCTAAAGCATCTCTTTTATTTAGTACTTCACTAAGATAAATCATAGCTTTAAGTACTTCATTATCTCTAGATATTTCTACACCACTTGGTAATGTAGTATCCTTGTATGGATATGGAGCAAATCTAATTCTACCAACTTGACCTTCATATCTTGGGCCTTCTGGATTAGCTACATCTTTCAAGAAACCTTGGAATTCTCCTTCTTCTGGTTTACCTTCTACATGTAATACAATATTATATGCATCTGCATCATATGGAGTAACATCAAATGTTACACTGTTGATTCTGATAACATTGTTACCTGAACCCATTACTGGTTTTACTCTGCCGCTTCCAGCGGACATGTCTTTTGTACTTAACATACTTTCTTTAAATTTTAATTAATTAATTATTATACTCATCTATGCATTTATTCACGTATGCAAGATCATTTGGTATGAATGAATCTTCAAACATACCCATTGGAGATTTACATGTGTTTTCTCCATTGTTTTGGGTATCAAACCCATAATGATATACACCTTTGTCATCCTTTACTACTTTCCCAAATAGGACAATACTAAAGAGACCTTCCAAAGTTAATGCATTATCTATCATTTTACCAACAGTTTTTGCTTTAACTCTACGGTTACCATTAATATCAGTTGAATCTTCTGAGTGAGTTAAGAAATATATAGTAAGGTCATCTCTCATATCTTTAGGCATCTTTGCTATTTGTGCAAGGTTAGCCGCTATTTGAGTGAACTTATCATAGCCTTTCTCATTTGCTCTATCAAAGTATTCAAAAGAACTCATATATTGCCAGTCATCAACAACTAATGTCTTGATGTGAGGCATATTATCATTTACATGTTTCATTGCTTTGCCTATACCAGCAGCAGATGAAACAGCTACAAGATTACCCTTTGGATTATCTTTGTTCATTACAGTATACTTGCTCTTCCAGCCCTTAAAAGGTAAAGGCTTATTAGCAATGTTGATTATAACAGTTGACTTAGGATCTAGGTGTCTCATACTTGTTGATTTACCTGTGCCTGAGTCAGCAATAATTAATACAGATTGTGCCATTTAATTCATTTTATTTAATATGTGATACATTGTTTTATTTATAGCTTGTAAAGAAGCATTAATCTCTCCAAGCACATCTTTAACAGTAGGATCTTTTTTATTATCAGGATCAGGCAAGTTAGCAAAGTCTTCTATAACTTTTGCTGCATTGTCTGTGATATCTCTAATCACTACTAATTCACTGACCGGTATCAAATGTCTTTGATAACCAGACTTACTCTCTACTAATTCATATTCTTCACGCCAATGTGAATTACGTTTATGTAGATATAAAGTCCTTTTTGGGTCTTCTGATTCATAATCAATACTTACAAATTCAGTGTACACGTCTTCATCTTTCTCTAGTTCACTAGGAAAGAAGCTGACATGCAGTTCATCCTTACCAGGTGGCCTGTAAGCCATCTTAGGTATGTATAGTGCATCAGTTAACTTGTTGTCATTAAACCACGCTTGGTGTGTCTCACGCAACTTTTTAACTTTTGCTTTTCTTTCATCTGGTGACATATAACTTTTATTTTTAGTACTTATCATTTAATAATTTTTAAACGTGCAACTAGCAGCTGGGGAGAAAAATAAATAGGTTTATCTCCGTTGCTGTTGTTCAGGTGTTTTCATCTCAGCTATTTCCATTTGTTCAAATTTAGCCTTGAAGAAACTCATTCTAGCATCACCGTTTCTTGCTTTCAAGAAATGTAATACAAGAGTTCTATCATCTTCTATGATATACCTATCTGGCCCATAGAATCTAATCTTTTGTTTTGCTGGTCTATTTATACCAATTAATGTATCAGCATGTTGTAACATTGCATCTGAGCCAAATATGTCTGACTCAAGTACATAGTTACCATACTTACCATCAACAGCCCTGTCAGGGTTATCAATGTTTCTATTTAATTGTGAGATAACAACAAACAAACATGGATACTCACGCTTTGTCTGTGTAAAGAATTCACCTAACTCAAATAGCATATCTAAGCTACTATTCTGATAAGGTGCTCTTTTAACAAGCATGGTATGATCTAGTGTTATTATAGTTTTAGCACCCTTATGTAAATTCATATACATATCTATCTGATCACGCATTTGATTTACAGTCAAAGGTTTACTTACTATATCTACAGGGTGCTTGACCCTTTCTTTAGCATAAGCATGACATTTATTTAGAATATCTGTCTTTAGTTTACTACCGGCACTACATAATTCTTTATATGTTTTACCTGTGATTGATGAGAACTCTCTAATTGCTGAGGTTCTACCAACCATCTCAAACTGAAACTCTAATACTCTAAAGTCATCTGCTGGATTTAATACAAATGATTCTCTTACTATCTGATCTTTAATAAGTGTTTTACCTGAACCAGGTCTACCACCTATAACTGTAAGAGTATTCCATTCTAATCCATCAGTTGTAGCATCATTAAACTTAGGCCAAGGAGTATATATAGACTTTTCCTCACCGGTTTGTCTACGGTACATATACTTAAGTGCTTCATTGAAGGCAGCGTATTGCCCTACCCAAGCTTCTTTTGCTTTTGCCATTATACTACTTTTTCTTTAAAATGTTCATCTTCTGTGTCAATACCTTCTAGTATCATATCACAATAATCAGCAAGAGTAGAATGTTTTACCTTGTGTTTATCTTGTTTACTAATAAAATATTGACTTGTCTGCATATATAAATAATCTTTGTCTCTGTATTCATTTACATACATCTTAGTAGCTTTATATATAGTGGCCCAGTCATAACTATAGGTTTCAAAGAACCATCTGAATGCTGTGCCTAAAGCTTTTACATTATTTCTTGCAGGTTTACCGC